CCCGCTGTGGTTCAAGAAGCCCAACAGGACCCATTACACTTGGCGAGTTCCCAAGGCTTGCGGTACGGGGCGGGCGCGCTTCGAGGCGGAAACCTAGCATCCCTCGCCGCCCAAGCAGCGCTGTTGGATGCCGTCTCGTATCATCCCACTCCGGGGGCCAGCGCTCAGGGTGAAACCGGCCCCTCCCGCCCGCGTTCTCCGGCCCCCGGAGATTCCGTCAACCCCTAGAGCTTGACACGGTGAGGACAGCCTGCGGCTGTCCGTGGATAACCTCACATTAGTGAGAAGGATCGGTCAGTAAAGGGGCCCTCCGAGCCGGTTGTTCACCCCTAATCCACCGCTAATCCACCGGTTTTCCACCGCTTATCCACCGGTTATCCACAGGCAAAAGTCGTTGTAAGCCTAAGCGGGCTCGGAAGTTACGCAGGTTTACAACGATTATAGGCCGATCCCCTACTACTACTGGTCTAAAGATAACTACAGTACTACAGATACTAGGGATCCATAGATACTAGGGATCTATGGTTCCCGTGGCCCTCAGGTCAGGAGGAGAGGCGTGATCAGAAAGCTTCTTGCAGTTCTTGTTCTCGTCGGGATAGGAGCAACCATGATGGGGGCGAACGTTCCCGTGGCTGTCGTCCCGAGGGATGCCAACGGGGTTCCGGTCTCGACCACGTTCCTTCACGTCGGAGGAGCGGCTGGAAGCGTGGATAGTCTCCAGTTTGCCATCGACGCGGACACTCTCAATTGGCAGACGGTCGTTTTGCCAGGCATGTCCGGCTACTTCAACTTCCAGTTTTCGGAGGAAGCGAACGCGACCTCGGCCCGGTTTTGTTTCCGCGAGCTTCAGAGCAAGACGGACACGAGTTATGCCTGGGGGGATACGTTCAGCTACTGGATCGACGGGAACTATCGGCGCGATGCGTTCCAGATCGGTGCCGCGACGCATGCGAGGATTGCCGTTGTCGGTGCCGAGGCCAATCCCGACTCCAAGATCGAGTTCTTCTGGTGGGTGGAGGGCAATTGATGCGCGCTTTCGTGCTCGTTCTGCTCTTCGTCGCTAGCGCTCTGGCCACGGAGCAGACGAACGACTACGTACTCCAGGAGTACCAGATGCCCACGGCCTTTGCTGCCGTGGCCGTGTCCGATGACGGCACGGTCGTTTACGGCGCCGCCTACGACAGCAAGGTCTACAAGTCCACGGACCGGGGCCAGACCTGGACCGCTGTCAAGACCTTCAAGTCCGGCGCTTCCTTTCGCGGTCTCTTCGTCGATTCCCAAGGGTCCGTGTTCGTCGGCCGCACGAGCACCGGCTATCTCCACAAGGGCGTCGTGTCGGGCGATTCGCTGGCCTTCACGCGCCCGCTCCACTTCAACTGCCACGACTGCCCCGGCGACAAGTGCTCAAAGATGTGGCACATGGCCGAGGACGACTCGAACCACCTCTTCGTCGGTGAATACGGCGGGGCGTTCGACGACACCTGCGCCTACATCTGGAAATCCACCGACGGCGGGGACAACTGGGGCCTCGTGTATAACGGCACGGCCCGGCACATCCACGTGATGGCTTACGATCCGTTCAGCCACCGCATCTACGCGTCGCACGGCGACGGCTCAGGTCGCCGGAAGTACATGATCTCGACGGATGGCGGCGCCAACTGGACCGAACGCGGCGGCGCGGCCTGCCGCGACCAGCCGATCTCGTTCGTTGCCGCTCCCAACTGGCGCGTCTGGGGCTCCGATTGCGGCGGGTCGGACCGCAATTCCATCTTCACAACCCACGACTACGAGTTCAGCGGCACCACTTGGGAGGACATGACGGTCCACGAGCGCCACTCGTTCAGCGGCGCGAACGTTGCGGAGGACGGTTACGTGTGGTCCATGACCCGAGGGCCGAACGGGCTCATCTACGCCGGAACCACCGCCAAGTCCGGCGGAACCCAGGTCGGCATCTACATCTCCGACGACGATGGTCTCACCTGGCGCAAGCTCAAGGACCTAGGCAACATGGCCCAGTGGGACGGCATCGTCTGGATGTCGAACTTCGACGACAAGGGCTACGCGTACTACACGGTCCAGAACTCCGGGAGCTGGACCACCTACAGGTTCCGCGCCGTCCCGGCCGACCGCTGGCGCAAACACGACGGGCACTCGAAAAGGAGCTGGCACTAGATGTTTCTGAGGGGCCTATACGAGCAGCTGAGCAGCATCAAGGCGGAACTCTACGCACTACATTCGGCGGTCCGGAAGCTGCAGGAGGACCTGGACGCGCTCGGCACTCCCTCCGCCGAGTGGCTGAAGGCAGCGAAGGAACTAGTCGAAACCGGCGCCAACGCGGCCAAGCCGGACTTCACACTCCTGCCGCAGCCCGCCTTGACACCGGACCTGGAGGAGCGGCTTGAAGAAATCCAGAAAAACCAAGCCGAAAAAGAACTCGCTTCTCTCGTTACCGAGGACCCCACCCTCTCGGAGTGGAGCAAATCAGGCACTGCCCGAGAACTGTGACGACTACCCCACGGCCGACGACTACACCTTCGCGAACGCGGTCCTGAAGCTCGGCAGTCCCGAAGCGGCGGGCAAGGAGCTTGCGCCGGAGGGCACCAAGGACCCCGAGGCCTGGGGCAAAGAGCGCTGGAACGAACGCGCCGTCCGCTACGCCTACAACGTGCTCCGCGACCGCAAGCCCGCCGAGATCAGACGCTGGGCCGCCGAGCGCGGCGCCGACTTCGAGACCCGCGTCAAGAAGGTCGCCGAACTGTTCCACACGGCCAAGCGAGACCATGACCGAATCCGCGCGGCACGTTACCTCGACGAAATCGAAGGACGCATGGTGGCTGACCAAGCCGCGAAAACCACGGCCACGTCCGTCGCCCTCATCGCCGCCCTCGCACTCCGACGTGCAGGAATTGGCCCGGATAGTCCGGGAACAGGATGTGGCGGCGTTTATCGAGACCTATCTCTGGATCCCGACCAAATCGAAGGGCCTGCAGCCGTGGACGCTGTGGCCGATGCAGAGACATTCCCTTGAGCATCGGTCCTGGTTCCGCGACCTGGTTGTCAAGTTCCGGCAGGGCGGCTCCTCGAAGCTTGAGCTTGCTGTCTCGTTCTTCAAACCAATCACCCGACCGTTCTACAACGTGCTCATCATGGGGCACGAGAAGACCCTGCCGACCGAGTGGCTCGACGACATCCGGCTCTTCTGGCGCACCATGCCGGCCTGGGCCAGACCCGAGATAAGAAAAGGCGCAGAAGGCGGCTCGGAGATCATCTTCAAGGACCTCGAATCCTCGATCCGCGTCGGCACGGCCCAGACCATCACCGAGGGCGCGGGCGCCAAGCTTGGTCGAACGGTCCATCGCCTGCACATCACCGAGGCCGCCGACCCGCGCTGGAAAGACGACGTGCTCCACATGCTCGTGCAGACCGTGCCCATCGACGGCGGCGAGATCATCGTTGAGAGCACACCGAAAGGCGCCCGCGGCTGGTTCTACGAGGAATACGAAAAGGCCCGCGTCGGCGACAGCATCTTCCACACCCTCTTCTATCCCTGGTACGTCCACCCCGAATACCGGATGCGCGTTCCCAAGGACTTCGAGATGACCGACGAGGAACGTGCCCTCGGTCTGACGCCCGAGCAGGCGGCTTTCCGACGCTTCAAGATCAAGGAGATCGGCCTCCGTGCCTTCCGAGAACTCTACCCCGAGGACGACATCAGCTGCTTCATCTTCTCAGGCTCGCCCTTCTTCAACCCCGAGACTCTCCGACACTACTTGGAGAGTCCGCGACTTGCCAAAGACTTCCCATGCCTACGGGGAGACGTTTTCGCGGAATACCCCGGACAGGGTGCGGTTCTCGGAGATAGAGAACGGCCCGCTGACGATCTTCCGGCCGCCTGAGCCTAAGAAGCACTACATCATCGCGAGCGACGTCGCGCAGAACGTCCAGGACGGCGACTTCACCACGGCCGAGGTATTCGAGTACCACGAGTCCGAACAGGTCGCCGAATGGCGCGGGCGCATCTACCCCGACGAATGGGCCGAGAAACTCTTCGCGCTCGGCGCGCTCTACAACTGGGCCTTCATCGCCGTCGAGGCGAACCCCGGCGGCGGCGGGCTGACCACCCTCAACATCCTCTTCGACAAGCTGGGCTACCCGAACCTCTACCTACGCCAGCGCGTTGACAGGACCGATACGAAGATTTCGTACCACCACCTCGGCTGGCTCACGACCGGCAAGACCAAGCCCGTCATGTACAACGAGCTGGCCGAGGCGCTGAGGAACGGCTGGCTCATCCTGCACAGCGAGGCGCTCATCCGCGAGGCGTTCAAGGTCCAGTACGATCCGCAGAAACGCGGCCAGGAAGCGTTCGGCGCGCTTCCGCCAGCGCACGACGACCTCGTGGACGCGCTCGCCATCTACTGGCAGGCCCGCAAGCAGTTCAGCCCCGCGCAAGCCGTCAAGCCCGACGTGCACGGCATGCTCGTGGACGCGGGCGTCGTGCCGGAAAAGAAACCCTTCGACCCCTGGGAACTGCTTGAAGAGGACGCCGAGGACCTAATGACCAAGTGGATACATAGCTAGGTGGTGACCGTGGAACTACTGCCGCCCGAGAAAGAAAAGCGCAAGCTCAAACTCGCCAGGCCGAAGCACCTGAGCCCCGAGGAAGAGGCCGAGGTCTGCCGGCGTTTGAACAAGATGTTCGTCCGCGCCAAGGCCTGGAAGGAGAAGGTCGCCGGGCGCGACAACGAGAACTGGCGCACCCTGTGGGATTTCTACCTCGGGCGCGCGAACCACTGGAAGGGCTACCCCGGCGCGCTCAAGAAGGGCTTCCAGTTCACCAACAACCGCATACGGCGCAACATCAAGATCGCGCTCGCGCTCAAGAACGAGATGAACATCGCGGCCGAAATCCAGCCGCGCGAGCCGGACGATGAGGTTACCGCCGTGCTGCTCGAAGCGGCCAAGGGCGCCATATGGGAGCGCGAGGATACCCAGAAGGCCTTGAAGGATATCGACGAGTACGCCAGCGTGCTCGGCATCGGGATCGGTCGCGTGAGCTGGGACCCGTCGGCGCGGGGCGGCCTGGGCGATGTGGTCGTCCGCTGCGTGCCGTCCGAAAACTTCTACGTTGAGCCCGGCAAGCTAGATATCCAGCAGGCACGTTACATCTGCCACGAATCGCGCATGGACGCCAAGGAAGTTGAGGCACGCTTCGGGCTCAGGGAAGCGCCCGCCGCGCCCAGCAAGTCCGAGCCCATCGGCGAACGCGAAGAGGGCGAGACCTACAGGACCGACGAACGCGCCTACAACGTCAGCGAGAGTGGCCAGCTGCCGAGCACTACGAGCCTCATCCCCGCCGACACTTACGTGTCCGACGAGGGCAAGGAAGTCATCGTCCGCGAGTGGTACATCCGGGACGAGACCTACGAGGAAGTGGACGATCCGGAGCAGGAAGGCGGCAAGCTCCGGCGCAGGCGCTACCCGAACGGTCGGCATATCGTGCAGGTCGGCGACAAACACATCGTCGTTGACGAGGACAACAAGTATAAGCACGGCAAGTGGCCGTTCTTCCACTGGGTGGACGAGACCGACCCCCGGACCTTCTACGGTGACACGTCCGCGCGCCAGGCCATCGAGCCGCAGCGCGAGCTGAACATAGTCGAGTCGCTCATTGTCCTCTCCGCGCATCTCAATACCGCAACGCCGTGGGTGGTGTACGCCGGGAGCGGCGTGCCCGTCACGGTGCTCCAGAAGCAGGGCGCGAAGGCGAACGGCATCATCATGTGCCGGCCGGGCATGAAGCCCGAGCGCCTGCACCCGCCCGGCATCCCGCCGCACCTGCTCCAGTACCGCGACATCCTCATCGAGACCATCGACAAGCTCATGCGCATCCAGGACGTCATCCCGCCGGGCGCGCGCGGCTATCCGCAGTCCGGCGAGATCATCCGCGAGCTGCGCGAGACCCAGCTTGTCGAGATACGGCAGAAGGCCGAGAACAAGGCGCACGGCATCAAGCGCTGCGTCGAGCTTATCGCCGCCACGGTCCAGCAGTTCTATAAGACCGAGCGCTACGTGCGCATCGTCGGGCCGCTGCCCCGTGCTCTGGAAGGGCTGCTCGATCCGGAGACCAGCGAGGAAATCGTGTACACGCCGGGCGGCGACGTGGACAGCGGCACGCACTTCGTCCGCATGCGGCCGGACAACCTCAAGGGCGGATGGGACGTGCGCATAGTCGAGTCCACGTGGGAACCGCTGTCCCAGGAAGTCCAGGTCGAACAGCTCCTGAAGCTCAACGAGCGCGATCCGGAAACGATTCCGATAAGCGACATCATCGAGTTCAGAATGAGCCTCGGGCCGATGCGCGAGCGCATCCTGAGGCGCATCAGGAAGAAACAACAGGCGGAGGAACAGCCGCCGCCCGAGCAAGGCGGCGGACCGGGGATGCCACCGGGCGGACCGGCCCCGCCCGGAATGCCACCGGGCGGAATGCCGCCGCCAGGTGGGCCACCGCCGCCTGGCGGAATGCTGCCGCCAGGTGGGGCACCGCCGCCGATGGGACCGCCGCCTGGAATGCCGGGGGTGATGTAGTTGGCTGATCCTTTCAAAAAGCGCGCTGAGAGTAAACGCAAGGGCAAGTACGTGGGCTTCGCCAAGCTCGCCAAGCGGCTCGGTAAGCGCAAGGGCGTGAAGAACCCGAAGGCCCTCGCCGCGTGGATTGGGCGCCGCAAGTACGGGAAGAAAGGCATGGCGAAGCTGGCAGCGGCCGGACGGAAGTGACATGCCGTTCAAGTCCGTGAAGCGAGAGAGGTTCATGTGGGCCAACCATCCGCGCATAGCGCGGCGCTGGGCCAAGAAGTACGGCTCGCTGCTCCATAAGCTGGCCAAACGGCTCAAGAAACGGAAGAAACGGCGCAAGCACCGCAGGAGGTGATGCAATTGGCAGTCGGAATGGCAGCGCTCGGCAAGCGTGTCAAGCCGAGACAACCAAACCCGAGGCCGGGCGCCAGGCTGAGCGCGCGGCTCGGGAACAGACCGGCCGTGCGGCGCGCCCTCCAGCGGGGCTACGCCGAGTCGGGCCGCAGACCCGTGCCGAGATTCGCAGGCAGGAACGCGGCGGGCGTGGGACGGATGCCTGGGTTTCAGACCTACGGCGGGAAGCGCAGGCCGACGTCCCTTCCGAGTGATAGTGGATATCGGCCACCGCCCCCAACTGGTCCGGCCAAGATAATCGACCCCGGAATCAACCTTTCTCCGCAGCGGCCAGGCGGGCAGCAGGCGGCGGGCTTCGGTGTTTTCAGCGGGGGACGAGTAGTCAGACCACAGGCTGGCTACGTCCAACCGCAC